GAGTAGTTGACTTCTCGTGTGGAGATTCGCGTAGAAGTCCTTAGTGAGTCTCGAAGGCTGGTACGTGTGTAATCAGTTGCACGGGTACGTGTGTATGATGCGATGCGGTTGCGTGTAGAGGTTCGCGTAGAAATTCTGGTAAAATCAAACGTACCACTGCCAGTAATCCTATAGTAATAGTCATAAATGTCACCATTGGGCCCGACTCCCCCAAATTCGGTATTAACAAAACTTCCTCTAGTCCATTGCCCTATAGTCGTGGGTGTGGGGTCGCTGGTGTGGTATCCATAACTGGCTGTATACACAACGGTGCCTTTCCACATTAGTCGTACTGAAAATAAATAACTATCTACACCTCCGCCTTCACCACCAATCGTAAACCCCTCTTGTCTCACCCGCCAGTAGTACTCATTACTGGATGTTCGACTATACTGATTAGACCCAACAGCGGAACCAACATAGTTTCCAGTAAAGTTGCCCACAAAGTTGCCCACAAAGGTACGACTATAGTTACCAATGAAGTCACCAATATAGTTTCCGATGAAGTCACCAATATAGTTTCCGATGAAGTCACCAAGATAACTCAACGTCCCAGTATAGTTACTGACTCGTGTTCGGGTACTGGTTCTTGTATAGGTACTAGTACGAGTACGTGTTGATGTCCTAGTGTAGTCACCCAAGAAGTCACCGATAAAGTTACCAGCATAGTTACTCGACCTTGTTCGGGTATAAGAACTAGAACGAGTTCTTGTATAAGCCTGAGAATAGTTACTAGAACGAGTTCTGGTAGAGGTACGAGTATACGTAGAAGTTCGTGTTCTGTTGTAGTTTGAAGAACGAGTTCTGGTATAGTTCACATCAACGATCTGTTGACGAGTGTCGGTTGCGGTGCCTTTCGAGACCCAAGTACCCGACAAACCATTTGCTGCCGGATTACCTTCAGCAGAACTGAAGATACGATAATTACCCACCCCAGTTTGTGATGATGCAATACGATTCTTGGCTAACTGACCAAGAGAATATTTCACCTGAGCGTCGCTCATCAACTGAAGACCCTGATAGGTTCCCGTTGCGCCAGAGGATCTCTTGATTGAGAAAGGCAATACCTTCGTAGGTGCAGTCATTGCATTTCTACGATAGATGTTGTACTGAAGCGATGCCCCATCAGTCCTAGTATCAGTCATCACATTTGACAGATATTCTGTGTAATCACCACTGGGAGCAGATGTCGCAAGCTTGTATGTGCCCGGATAATCTGAGGTAAAGATACGAGAAAGTAAACGATCAACCAGAGCGTCTCTATCAGAAGAGTTCATCTCGCGAAGTTTTATTTGATTGCTTTCAATTGCCTGTTTTACAGGTATGCGGAAATCACTGCCACTTGTGCTGGCGGTTCCTTGACGTTGACGCACATTTGTCGTGGTAGTTGTTGTTGTCAAAGCAACATTATTACCACCAGTACCAACAGCCTGATCGTATGCCGTATCTGTGAAACTGCCGATGATGTAGTTCGTACCCGTATCAGTAAGATACAGATCGGCAACGTCACTACCTGTGCTTAGTTGGAGTCCAGCCTGATATGCAAGATAGTTTTCTTCAGTTGATGTAAAACTCTGAAGTTCTGTCGGTGCAGCACTGTCTCTTAGTTTTAGTGGAACAGTCACGTTCTCTCCGATTAGTTAAGTTGTGTTCCATTCTCATCAAAGATCAGTGGTATGTCTGCTCTTAATGCATTCAGTGCAGCAACAAAGTTATCTCTTTCGGAACCAACAAAAGCTGAGTCTAAACTACTTAGTGACCCCAGTCTATTATCTCGCACAGTTCCATCAGAATCCAACACAGAAATATCATCTGCCAGACTGTTGATTGCACTTACAACATTCGTCCTGTTACTAACAGATCCATCTGTATTAAAGTTTGCGAGGTCACCTACTGCACTATCTAGTAAATTAAGAGACGAACCAATATTACCCGTGGTAAGATTATCACCACTGATCGCATCCCCAACTTCCGTGTGCAGTTCATTGATCGCACCACGAAGAGTCGTTGCTGAAGTATTTAGTGAAGCCGCACCAATCTCCGCATCATGCTCATTGATTGCATCTGCAAGAGTTGTTGCGGTGGTGGTCAATGATTGAGTAGGTTCAACGAAAGTATTGAGTGTATCAATCTCTACTTCAAGTTCTGAGATTGCACCGGATACAGTTGATGCGGTAGTACCCATCGCACCAGCAGTAATTGTTCCTAGTTCCGCATCAAGTTCATTGACAGCAGATGTAAGATTTGATGCACTGGTTGTCAGGTTTCCGACTGTACCAATGTCTGCTTCGTGTTCGTTGATTGCGTCAGCAACAGTTGTTGCGGTAGTGTTGATTGCCTGTTTAGGTTCAACAAAGGTAATAAGGACATCACGGTCACTGTCCAGTTCTGCAATGGCAGTAGATACTGTAGACGCATTTGTTCCCATCGCACCGGAAGTGATCGTACCCAGTTCTAGGTCATGTTCCCTTACCGCACCCGTGATCGTAGATGCAGCAGTACCCATCGTGACATTACCCTGCAATGCGTCAAGCTCATTGACTGCACCAGTTAATGTTTTCGCAGTGGTAGTCAAGGTAGTGTGTGGTCTTGCACCGATATCGGAATCAAGTTCATTCACACCAGCAGTCAGAGTCTTTGCGGTGGTTGTCAGATTTGTATGAGGCCTTGCACCAATGTCAGAGTCCAACTCATTAACAGCAGTTACAAGATCATTCGCAGTCGTTGCAAGATCAGTTGCGACTAGATTGTTCGATGTTCCTCGGATACCTACTTCGAGTTCGTTGATACCGTCCACGATTGCTTTCGCATTCGTAGTGAGGTCTGCCTTGGCATTACCACCACCAGATCCATGGAGGTCACTGTCAAGTTCATTCAGCGCAGACACGATGTTATTTGCAGTGAAGTCTGCAAGGTCAGTGGCGACAAGGTTATTGGAAGTACCTCGAATACCCAGTTCCAGCTCGTTAATTGCTGCAACCGCAGAGGAATCTTCGTTTGTATTCAAACGTCCTGTTGCACCCAAGTCTAACGATACGGTATTTGTATTCGTCACCAAGGTGGTGAACGTATCCAGAATCGTTGTCTTTGTCGGAGGATTAGTCGCCATTTACAGTTTCTCTACTAGTTTATTGAGGAGTTCTTTTATCTCACCGACTTCATTCTTTAACTCTTGCAACTCTCTATCTTTTTCTTTTCTTCGTTTCTTTGCCGCACGAGCGTTTGTTATCTCTTCTTTATTTATATTAACAATAGCACCAGTGGATGGATCTCGTGCCAATCCATCCGACCCACTAACGCTTATCAATTTCTTGACTGCCATTATACTGCCAGAGCAATCGCACGAAGATCTTTGAATATCGGAACCGCCGAGGAGTTATTAGATCGCATGACAATCTTCAGTTGGTACTGAGTAAATGCCTGATCTGTAAATCCTTCAGCTCCACCAATCAAATAACGATAATCGCGGAAGTTGAATCCATCCGGTGCTACCGTGTTTTCTGCCGTCTGCAACACATAGTCAGTAGTAAAGATATCCTCACCATCATTGGCGACACGATAGTACAAATCAAAGTCTGCTCCATTCGGTCTTACCGCTGACAGTATAACCTTCAGTCCGATAGCATCTTCTTCGAGACGAATTACCGAAGTGATGTGTTTCGCTGCGGCTGATCCACCAAATGATACGGTCTCATCGGTGAAGGTCAACGGAACATTGAATCCGCTTGCCGGAGCGGCCGCCTGATTGTCAATTACGTTATTTATCGTGGTTATAGACGCTCGTTGTCCATCAACGATAGGAGACACATCACTACTGGTTGTATTCATGTCTATCTTGAATGAGGTAGACTTGACTCCAGCACCAAGGTTTGTGGTCTCGTTTGCTGCTTTAGCAACCAGTCTAGGTGCTGAGAAGTAGTTCTCCCCACCCACTACGATCTCAGAACTATAGTCAGCATCCTTCTGATAACGAATCTGTCCACCAGTGATTGCAGCGAGAGACTTACCTGTCGTGAACTTAGCTGAGTACGATATGGTAGTATCATCCGGCAACAAAGTTGTGAAGTTCGGAATCATAGTATCAAACTGAATCTGACGATCCGCCACAACACCATCACCACCGAATCTACCTGCTGATGTAGCAGCAGAGTCAGCTTCAAATCGTAACCCGAATGCATCAATCTCAGTAACAGTTCGATCACCAAGTATACTCGTTCCTAGCATACCATTGTAGGTTTCCGCAGAATCAAGTCCCGTGATAGTGACTGTATCACCCACATCATATCCGTGGTTCGGCATAGTCAGAGTTATCGTTGCGTCAGCATTTTTCACGTAGAACGGATTTCTATTACAATCATTCTTTTCAAGTTCACCATTCTCAAATACCGCATAACCTCCAGTAGTGTCGAACTCTGCTTGGAAGATCTGGAAAGCAAGATCCTTGGTCTGATCGGGTTCCCAAGTCTTACCGTTTTGAGACTTGAATAGAGATCCCAGAGACGGTTGACGAGAGATCCTCTTCTCGGTAGAACCAAGTTCAAACGAATAGGTCTCTGCGACATACGCTTCGTAGTTATTGCAGTCAGTCAGTAACACAATACAGTAGTCTGTATCGGGGTTTAAGAAGATTGGTTCATCAAACTCAAAGGTAGTCGGTGCAGCAAGCACCGCAGCCTGTGTCTGAGATGCAGGCAAATTCACGGAACTTGGATTCAAGAACTTGCTTGCATTAGCAATAACTTCTGTTGCTGAGGGTGCACCATTGACCATAGGTCGAATCTGTAATTCAACCGGAACAATATCATCCTTCTTCTTGAAGTAAGCCTGAACCTTAGTTACATACATACCCGATGGTTTGGTCACAGTAAATGACTGTGCCAACGGATCGCGGTTCTTTACCTTAGTAGTCTCTGTCCACCTACGAGTCCTAACCTCAACGACACGAGTCGATGTGACGGTCTTCTGTCTAGTGTCCAAAACACCTTGTGCGGTATAGTTGGCAGAAGCACGAGAGAGAGTTGCCGCTTCATTGTCTCGGTTGATATCAAGTAACTTGAATGTACGAGTACCAGCGCGGAATCGTCGTGCCTGCCCTGATGGGATAAAGAAAGAACCAGTGATCTCGCCATTGGCATTTGAGACCAGATCACTCTTACCATCGGGGTGTTCCAAAGATTTACGGAATGCATTACCCACATAACCCGATTGCCCACGGCGCGCGGCGTAGCGGGTAAATGCTTCTTCGCGACAGAATGCACTCACATCCTTACCATCAAAGAATGGGAAGAACTGGGTATTGGGTTTCAGACCTTCTGCCCTAAATGAAATTAACCTTGAACGAATAAATGGCAAGAAGGTCAGTGATACACTCTTATCCCCAACCACCTTACGAATGGTACGATCACCCGTTACGATTTGTTGAGAGAACTTACGAGTAGCATAGGTGTATTCACCTTGTCGTGAGATCGCTACATTCGACTGGTTGATGCCATTAGAAGTTCTTTGTTGGTCGTTACCATGCCAGTTCCACGTTCCTGGCGCACGATATCCACCATAACCGTGTGACATATCATCGCCGACTTCTGGATGAGCATACGGATGATAACCGGCGCCTCCACCAGAACCAATTCCAAAAGATCCTCGGCTGCCTAAGAGGCCAGGCAAACCGCCTTGACCCATCTCATTGCCCGGATTTACATCAGCGACACCCGCCAATCCAGCTACAGCAAAACTGGGATTACCATAACCTTCCACCGGAACCCAAGGGCCGTCTGTCCAAACCCATCGATTTTCTAACTCTTGAAAACCTCTCCTTGCAGCAGTACCGTCAGCGAGAGTTCCCTCATTCAGATCGCTAAGAGTGTTGGTTTGTGATCGGGAAACAACATTTAAGGGTTTGTACTTAGTTTGTATCCATTCATCCGAAGCGGGTGAAAGTGTAATCTTACCTTCACCAGTAATAACTGCGAATGGATTCAGATTCTCTACACCAGAGACCTTAGTTTGCTTGATAGCAACTTTATGATCATAGTTAAGGAATACCGTATCACCCTTCAGAATTGTATTTGAAGATGCATCACTATCATACACCAAAGCAACATTATCTTCAAATGTTGGGGTGGATAAGAATCCTTTGGCTGGTTCAATACCCGCACGGTATTCTTTATTCTCTACGTCAGAGAATCCCCTGTCTTTGAAGTTATCCACAAAGAATCCAGACTTGACACGGTTGTTGCCGTCAGAGTCCAGAACCAATAAGGTAGATGTCTCAACTTCAAGCAGACTCAAAGAGGTTACCTCTTCCAACTTGTCGATACGCTCTTCAAGTTGAGAGATGTCTTTCATCGTGAAACGCTTCGCAAGAATAGGAGTCACAACGGTATCTGAATCATGAAGACCATATGCGTTATGTTCTAATTCAAACAATGGTAAGGTATTTTCGGGTGTAGGTGGAATCTGAGAAGAGAATCCGGGCTGACCCAAAATGTTCTTTACCTCTCCTGCTTGGTTGATAACGATTTTATCTGAACGAGGCAGATAGTATTCTATATCCCCTTGGAAGATATCACCCGTACTTGGCACTTCGTTAACAGCAGCACCAGAACCAGAGAATAGACCATCAGAGTCAACCGAAGAACGGAAGTCAATGACATCACGTAGATTTACCGCAGATCGTGGCCCCGTCTGGAATGAAGGAATGAATTCATATTCCGTCTGACCCGTGTAGGAGTTTACTGAGAAGTAATCACCAGCACCATGAGTGAAATGCATAAACCTACAGAAGATTCCGCCACTAGGAGGAGTCGCGTCACCTGCTAAGATCAGACGAGCATTATCATAGTACCCCGCCCGTTGACCATTGTCAACAGTAAACAAGTGAGATAGATCTTCGCCATCCGAATCGGTTTGTTTGATGGTAAATACTAACGCGACATCAGTAGCGTGTAGGTTTACAAACTTAGTACCAGTGCCGTCTGATTCTATACCAGTGTTGTTGTATGTGGTCTCTACCAAAGTCTTCTGTCGAACAGAAGGAGATCCTTTGTTTACTTTAGTATAAACTGTGACCGCACTACTGGTAGGAAGACCGGATATCGTAGTAGAGGCCGTACCAGCACCAGTTGGAGATCCTGCACTGACCACATCACCAGAAGAGTCTACAGTGACGATCCATTGACCTGTATTAGAAAAGGTCTCACCAGAGGCGGATAGAGAGAGCGTCAGACTACCCGCACCATTAGTGGTTCCGGTGAAAAGACGTTGAACCTCAAAGTCCACATCAGTAATAGATCGGGGTCTAGATTTGGGTAAAGGATATACTAGATTGTTCTTACCAGCTTCCTTGATTGCCGCCTTACCTGATTCTAAGATTGGGTTGGCAAAGTCGGTCGTACTAGTACCCAGAGATTTCACATCACGGAATACTTGACCGGAGTTCATTCGGATATCAAATATGTAGACACGGAAGTTTGCTCCGTCTTCTTCAACATAACGTACCCTTGCAGTACCAATAGTAGAACCACCATGGTTTATTGCACTACGTAGATTTAATGTCTCGAAGGTGCTGACATCCAACTTACCTTCTAACGTACCACAAATGAGGTACTGACCATAGGTGATACCTGCAACTTGATTATTAAACGTAGTCGTAGTTCGCGGTTTTGGAATAACAAGAGCCGTTGGTTGTTCGGCGTGAGCTCGATAACCGTTGATGTATGCAACACCATCTGATACATTCGCTCCAATGTTCTCGCCGGAGTCAACTAAGTTTACAGTAAAGTCTTGTGCGATATAGTTACCAGACTCTTCAAACGTCCGTTTTGCTACGAGCTCGTTGGGCGCAGCAAAATTATCGGCACCCGTTACTTGGTCAACAATATTACCTTCGACAACATCACAATAGTAAACAAAGTTGTCATCCCCAGTAATAAGGTCTTCCGTCGTCAGTTCCATTTTGATGCGATAACGATCTGCGCCAGGCGAAGATAAGTTGGGTGTTGCCCCTTGGTTATCGTACAGTGCTTGATCGTCTGATACTGTGACAATATCTTCCGTTGTTTTGAAACCAACAACAGCACTGGGGAACCTAGTATACTTTGAAAGGATTAATCCCTGTGGCGGAGAAAACACAAAGTGACCACGAGTGAAGAAATCACCAGCAGCACTACTGATCTTACATCCCTGACCAATCGCGGGGTTTGCAACAGTGTTTGTTGATTGCACGGTAAGAGTCACCGTACCGTTTGAGATATCCTCGCCCGCACTCATACGAATCGGAGTACTACCTAGAGTACCACCGGAAGTATTCGTGTATTGTACGTACAGTGTCGCCGGATCACTACCTTCAGCAGCGACCACTTCGATAACTCGGGCCTTGATCGCAGAAGACTGACCAGTAAACTCTGTATTCAGTAGTGTATCAGTGTCAGCAGGTAATACGTTAGTTGCGGTGTTTAGTTTGATAAACTCATAGTCGCTAGTAATACTAGGCCCGCCTGGATTTACTGCCGCACCTTCGGTGAAGATATTTCGTCCAAATCTCGCAATCTCTTCTTGGATGATTGTTTGTAACTGAGTAAGTTCTCGTGCTTGTAGAGCGCGACCACTATTAAACAGTATTCGATGATAGTTGTCACTATCAACAAAATCATCCTTATATGTGGACGAGAATACGTTAGAAGTAAATGTGTTTGGCATCTCTATACCTTATTAGATTTGTATTACGATTTTAATATCTTCGGTCTGGTCAGCTGAACGAGTTACCGCAGCGCGGTTATCAACGTACAGAAGTTCACCGGAGAAAGGATCGATCTCAGGTTCTACGTATGGAGCAAAGGTTGCATTTAATACACCGGCTCCGTTACCATCAATTTCGGTAATATTCTCACCGGAATCAAAGTTTCCAAATCCGGTCACTTCTGTTTGATGATACCAAACAGTATCCGAATCAACTTTATCTATCAATGCCTGAACACCAGAAGTAGAACCTTCAATTGTGTTGTCAGCGGTAAATCCAGTCGTTACACTAGAAAGTTCTAACTGTTTTAACATACCACCGTTTGCTTCGGTAAAGGCTGTTCCGGCAGAGTCCGTTAATCCTTTCATCAAACCAACTTGACGGAAGTCGTTGCCGATGATAAAGTCACCGTCAACAGTACCCTCTGGTTTCACGTTGAACATGACAGCGGTAGAACGCAGATCATCTCTAGGATCTCCACCCAGACCTAAAACAGAACCAAAGATAGCACGAACCTTTGCAGGTTTAGTCGGAGAACCACCGCCAGTCACCGATACATCGGCAAACTGATACCCAGAACCCAGTGTGTAAGAACCAGAACTATCGATGAGTTCTACCTTGGTTACCTGTCCACCAGAGATCGTGGCTCCTGCCTTTGCTTTCGTACCGTCTCCTCGTACCGTGATAGTGGGAGTAGACGTATACCCAGCACCACCGGAATCGACAGCATAACCTACAATCTGTCCCGCGATTGCAGCATTCTGTACTGCAAGTTGTTCTACGTCAGGAGCAGGAGAGTCTGAGTCAGTAGCGCCCTGTAGTTTAACAGGGATGTAGTTAGCGGAGACAAACTTGGTTGCGTCTAATGCACTGATGGAGTACAAGAACTTCCAGATATAACCATCCGCAGTATCAAACGGAGTACCTGTAGTGTTACCAGATGGTTGTACTGTAGATACTTGTGCGTTTCCAGCAGCATTCTTAGACTGTTGAATGCATATGTAGACTTGGTTATTGTCATTCATAACATAGTATGTTTGTGCAGGATAACCACTACTGGCATCATCGTATGCTGAGTAGATTGCACCCGATGACCAGTTGTAACGTGGCACAACAAATGATAGGTCAATAATATTCTTCGCAGACTGAGCAGACAATCGGAAATTTCTAGTTTCTCTCAGACTGTTAATTGCCGAAGGCGCAATATCAGAATCGTTCCAATCCTGAGAACGTCCGATTGCCGCATAATAATATACATCAGCACTGTCAAAGTCTTTCTTAATATCACTAATGACTTGTTTTTTTAATCTGTTAGTTACAATCGCCATTTTGTTACCCTGTTACTGTGCCGTTGTTAGACACAAAGAACCATTTACTTTTTGTGTTATTCCAAACGAGTTGACACCCATCACCTTCATCAAATGCGACAAATCCATTACCTGAATCAACACCGAAAATGTTTGAGGTGCCACCAGCTGGAGTCAGTCGTACTTCACCAGCACCGACATTTGATAGGACTTGCATTTCTCCTTGGATAGTTCCATCTCCGATAGTCGGACTAATCAAACTACCGGAGTTAAATACCGTCAAAGGTTCGGTCAAATCAATCGCAGTAGTGGTAGCAATGTCTGTTCCCTTTTCGAGAACAAGTTTGTTTACAATCTCAACACCACCAGTTCCCTTAGCACCAAGCTTGAGACTGATGTTTGTGTCACCACCTTCAACATCAATTGCAGCACCATCACCCGTTGCGGCATTGGTAATCGTTACAAAGTTTACCGCACTCGAAACATTTACAAACTTGAGATACTCATCACCAGAACTGTCAAATATAAATGAACCATTACTGATACCACCGAAGGTTGGATTTGATACAGTCAATCCATCGATGGTCTTGTTAGTAAGAGTTTGTGTTGCATCAGCAAACACAAAGGTGTCATTAGATGACAATGTGGGGATCGCAATATCACGATTGGCCGACAAGTTGCCTACAGTAATGCTGTAGGTGTGACTTGAATCATTGTCCTTGATAGACGGAGTAGTTAGAATAGGACTCAGGATAGTCTTATTGGTCAGCGTTTGTTGACACGAATCCAAGATCAGAGTGCCACCATCGTCAGGAACATAGACAATGTTATCTTGAGTCGGTTCGGCGGCAACCAACGTAGTTTCAAAGTCATCCGCTGTTTGACCTTCAAACACGACACCAAGATCGGTCAAAGTTACTGTCGCAGAGGCTGAGTCACCACCAATAGACAAATAGAGTTCCGTGAAGTTCTCATTAATCTTCTGGGCAGCAGTACGCAGGGTATCCCCTGTACCATCGTTTGCCGTTGTTCCACGATTTATAGTTTGTCGTGCCATTTTTTAATCCGTCTGTTTTATCTATTTATAAGTGTTACTGACTAAAGTGTAAAACTTTTCATGTACTGATCCGAATCACCACTGTACCAGATATGTTTCTCTTGATCCATCGTCTCAAAGAAGAAGTCGTTACTCATATCCATACCATTCGTTTCAAACTCATCCGAATCATCGAATGTGGGTGACGAAGCAGTCTGGGCCTCACGCAGAGATGAATATTGATTCTCTATGGTCTGGAGATCCAGCAAAGAGAAGTTTCTCATGTCGGTTAGTACTGGGTTAATTCTAAACAATACACCATCCGAATCTGTATGTATATCGTCCACCAATGCAGTCAAATCAAGAGTTGCCAGTTCACCAAAACTTGCATTGTTCTCTATTACGAAAGGTGGTGGAGGTGCCGCAATAACTTGAGGTGCGGTTAAAGTGTCTGTAACCTGAGACACGATCTGCACCTGACTACCAATGAACATTCCAGCTGGATGGACAAAGAGTTTGTATGGTTCTTTCCACTCATTAAATGCAAGTTCTGACTTGACAAGGATAGCAAAAGTCTGATATAATCTATTGTCAGTAATGAACTTCTGAGAGTTAAAACCAATTTCAGATCCAGTTTCACCAATCTTGAACACCTGTTCTTTAGTATAAATCACTTCGGGGTCAATACTAAAGAAAGTTCGGAAGAACTGTTGAATGGAGAACTTGGTTCCCTTAGAACGATACAAAGTGTTCGAGAATTTTGCTGCAGCCCGTTTGTCTGCAAAGCCCTCAAAGTAAGACTGACCTAGAAGTAACTCGTCCTCAATATAGGAGAGTAACTGAACGTCCGCTTGAGTGACATCACGGTTGTAGAATAATTCATTTACAAGCCTGGAAGGAGCATCATCTCCATCCTCAAAATGATAATACTCTTCTAGAAGTGTGATGAGTTTCGGATACGTGCCTGCGAAAAACTCAGGTAGAGCCTCATCGACATAGTATTTCGGAAAGGCAATATCTCTCCGATTCAGATCCTTCAGTGTATCATCAGTTTTGTGTGACATTAGTTAGTAACCCCAGGCTCCACTTCTACGATACGAGAGAAGGACTGACCAGCATCAAACTCTAGGACATCGTTTCTCAAAGGAGTCAGTGCACTCTGATTCGAGGGAGTAACTGATACCTTGATGAACTGATCAGCACCAACAAAGTTGTCGATACGCAGTCCAACGATTTTTATTGTGTCGCCGGTGTAGTCACCCACATTGTCTACAATGACTTCACGATCATCTTGGTTGAACACTTCTAACTTGTTGGTGTTTAGTTTGTTTCTCAAGACACAAGTCTTATTGTTATATGTAAACGCGGTTGATGTAATCGTGTAGTTGACATCATCCGGTATAGCAATCCCCGCAGCATACCTCAACGTGTGATCTTGTGTCAACGTCAAGGTAGGAGTGAATCGTCTCTGCATACGAACAGTCGCACGTGACGATAGAATAGCAGGACTCACGTTGTCTATTAGAGTCAACAGATTTGATCGCCGGAAAGACTGATTGAAATTACCAGTATTAGCATCAAAATATTCGGTGATAGTGTTCGTCACGTTGTCCTGAATTGTATTGCGGGACAGGGTCGTGAGGTTCGGGTTGAACTGGAAGAATAACTCGGTCTCAACAAATGTTTTGACTGGGTCATCAAATTGCACATTAAATGAGGCTACAGACAGTTGTTCCGCAAGGTCAAGGATAGAGTCCTTTGTTGTCTGTATCGTTTCGGCTGAAACATCAGAGTTGAATAGAATAGACATGAACACTGTACCAAAGACTGGATTGATTGCTTCCTCACCACCAAAGGATGTGATGTCTTTGATCAAGGTAGAGAAGTTTCTCAATACCAGAGAAGTGTAGTCTACCGCTGTCACCATTCGATTTTGTGATGCGTACTGGAAGGGAGCATTTTGTCGAATAGATTCTATCGTTTCTTTATCACCACCACCCACAGAATTTGAGACCGTGGTCACTGATACGTTGTATCCTGTTCCACCAATGGCAATCGTAGTTTGGGGTTCAAACGTCTTTGCGGTATCTGCTGTATCTCCAGATGCAGCTAAATATGTTACCGTGACCTTGTTACCAGCCGTCGGAGCTCTACCCAAAGTCGCACCATTACCGAAAGATAACTCAAAGAATCCATTCGGGGACTCTTTCAAGATGAATAATGTAGATGCTTCATTGATAGTGGTCGCTTTAAGGATGTTGGTGTATGTACTGAATTGTGAAGAAGACGGTGTCTCATATACCCGCACTTCGGCAGTATCAATATCAATCTCAGTATCGGGAATGATATAGATCGGATTCTCTGCTTGGCCGTCCACAAGAAAAGTCTTGATCCGTCGAGTACCTTCATAGACTTTTATATTTTGACTACCAGAAGCGTCTGTGAAAAGATACAGACCCTCACCATTATCGGTGGCACTGAGGTCTTCTATCGTTTGAAATACGTATTCGGTTTCGTCTACAGTCGCATTGAACTTAAATCCATCATTTATTTGAACTGTGTTGGGACGATCACTCACACCACTCAGATTGACCGACATTTTGATAATGGCTTGGGATGAGGTTTTTGAATCGGGGACATAACCGATTCCCTCAGCCAGAGAAATAATAGAACTACGCAGTTGTGCTGTTCCAAGGAAAGACTCGTTCAGGGCAAAGTTTGCGGTCAATCCATTGTAGTGAGTATTGTACGCAAGAACGTCCAAGATATTAGACAGACCAGAGGCTTCAAAGTTATAATCCTGAAACTCTTCTTTTTCAGCAAGGAAAACCTTGAGATTATTCTTAATCGCATCAAAGTCTAATGATGTGGATTTGATTGTTGTTGCCATTTTATCTTAACCTTGCTAGTGTAGTACTAAACTCAACCTGTTCTTGTGAGTTCACTACCTTGAACTTAATAGTTACGTCTAAACTATGTCTGTCGGGTTGCAGATTAACGATCACATCTAGGATCTCTGCCCTTGGTTCATATACTTCGATATTCTCTATAATGTTTCTACGTAAAGTCGATGACTTACCACGATCCGCCAACTCAAACAGTTGGGCCCTAACATTACCACCAAATCGTGGACGAAAGGGTTTCTCCAAGAGATTGGTCATGACCAACGTCTTGATTGATTGTTTGACTGCCGCAGCTCCGTTCTTCTTGAAGATCTCTCCACTAGAAGGTTTTGCTCTGAAAGTCAAATCAATATCAATATAATCCCTTTCCCTCGTAGTACTAATCGAGGCTGTCTGGAGATCTGTATCTTCTTGTGCGAATGCTCTACGTATTGCCATGTTACTATTTATAACCTTTTTTAGTCATTTTCTTTTATTTCTACCAGTTCATCAGCACTCATCAACTCATTATTGAAATAAGTTTCCACATTACGATCAAAGTTGACATCGAATGTCGCTGGCATAGTCGGAAACTCCAGACCAATCTGTGCGGTCAGGCTGCCATCAACATTGTATATGTCATAATCCAAATAGAGAGTACCGAAGTTGATATAGTCTTTCCAGTACTCAGCCACATCAAAGGTTTTCTCTAGATCAATATTACCTTCTCTGTCTACGACTTGATAATATACCAAACTACCATCACCCTTCTTGGTCATCACAGCATCACCTAGATCACCAGTCTTTAGGTCAAAGATGCCTTCCGATACAATCAGTCGAACATCATTGAAGTTCTCGGTGTTGCCATTGATGATTCTCATGGCCTCTGCTTGCATATAGAGATTGCGAGCGATCTGTAGTCGAGATGACTTGGACGCTACATGATTGAAAGATGTCCTGTCACCATACGCACCCAGAAACTTTGCAATGGTGACTCCGGGCGCAAGCTTTGTTGCAGAGGTTATCTCACTACGAAACTCTGGGTTGTATACCGGATCAACTAATACTATCATGGCGTAAATCTCTTTCCTCTATTCTCAATCGCATTACCAAGGGGTTCAAATCCAAACCTAGACGAAGGAGATTTCTTTACTGTCCTACCAATAGCTGGAGGTGTCTTTGACTCGTATTCTGGGTTCAGTCTTTCTTCGGAAACAAGAATACCACCAACCTTCTCTCGTGTTCTAGGATTTCGGAAAGCTGATCGAATCTCTTGGGTGGTTGGAATCTTATCAAACACCTGTTCGTAGTCATCGGTCAACAAGATCTTGTTCTTCAGTGTGTCGCCCGCATCAACCACAACATTCTTAATTGCATATGATCCATTGGTTGCGTGTGCGACCACAAGAGGTGGTGTAATCGGAGCTTCACCAGTG